CATAACGCTGAGAAGGGTTTAAGCCTCTTACAGCAGGGGTACGGGTAACAGGAATGTACAGAGACTTAATGAAGCTAGTACCAGTTGTGGGGTCGTAGGGTACATTGTCAAAAGCTATTGGAGGTATGCCAGATATACCAGCTAACTTGCTTTCCAAAGCGGCCCTAATGTCTGAATGAATACTAGCCAAATTTTCTTCTTACCCTCTCAAAGACTTTATGGGCAGGTACATTATTTTCAATAGACCCGTTTTCTACTTCCCTTACGTGGGGAGACCTGTTCCTTAGAACAAAACCATCAATCTTATCTGTACCCAAGGCAGTTATATCGCTGTATAGTTGGTCTAGGGCTATCATCTTGTGGCGGTCTGGATCAGGAGACCTTTCTTTAGCGTCTCTTGCGTCTGAAGACCTACTACGTCCACCACCTTCACCACGGGCTTTGATAGAAAAAGACTCTACATATGCACCAGAGTAGACAGGAGAGATCATAACAGTGTAATCAGCTATTCGTTTAGCCTTAACCTTAAGACCCCTACTAACTGAACTATCTATTCTACCCCTAATGTCACTAAAGGTTTTCTGTATACTCATTATTCCCTCACATCACAGATGTAACATAGTGCAACGCCACTAGAGAAGATAGTAACAACAGACAGAATATTAACTGTGTCTCCATTTCCTATTATCTGATCCTCATCATCTGGTACTACAGATAGGCTAGAAGCGGAAATAAGGCACTTACGAGTACCTCTGCGTATCTCATCAATGTTACCAGCTATACCATTATCATAGTTATAGAAGTATCCAGTAAAGGAGTAGTCAGTAGTCGCTGATCCAGTGATAGTACCATTAGCAGGATTATACGTGCCAGAAGTAGTCACCTTCTTAAGCGTAAGAGGCTCCCCAAACTTGTTAACTAGGTTAAGGAGGTCATATGATCTAAACGACATGTTAACCTACCTTAGTCATACGATGAGTTGTAGTCTTCACCATTGTAGCTTGGTGGGTTCTTAAACCTGTCCCTACGGAAAGAAGGCTTGATACGATCTGTGTTGTCCCTGACAGCCTCTACAGCGGTCTTAGAGATACCACCAGCGTAGATGCCTATGTTACCACCAGCAGTCTTAGCTTGGTACTCTAGGGTGTCTGCCAGTGACAGGTACTGTTTAGCTAGGTCAGAATAGTCAGCACTTAAAGCACCGTCTAAAGCTGTTGTTACCTGTCTTGAGTACTTAGAGGCGATAGTTCTAGCTGACCAACTAGCAGTGTGATAAATAGAGTTATTATTCTGGCCTAAACCAAAGGTTATCTCTTCATCTTCTAACTGACGATCAGCAGTGTCAGTATCACCTACTAAGAGCCTAACAGAGTTAAGACGTTGGGCTGCATCTGCCGTTCCAAGATTTGTTGGGTCATATGTCCACCCCATCGTCTACTCCTGCTTTAGTCTTCTAATATACCGTCTCTTATTTCAAAGAACTTCTCTTCGATCCATCTGTTGTTACGAAGGTAACTTCTTAGTAAGGCACGTTGTTTAGCATCTATCTTAGACTGCTTAACTTTCTTGTCGTTATATTCTTTAGTACTGTTAGTGTTAGATTTTACTTCTGCGTTTAGAAGTCCTATCAGCTTGTCTAGTTGTGGGCCAGTTAGTTCACTTAGCCTATCTCCAACTTTAGCTTGCTTCTCTAATTCTCTATTGTGGTGGATAAAGCCTTGAAGATATAACTGTGCGACAGACTCTGATCCTAAGCCACGATTTAACCAGTTATAGTGTTCTTGGGTTTCCCACTGTTTACCGTCTGAGGTAAATGGTCTTTTTACGAAAACAGGCCAGTCTATCTGCCAGCCAAGGTATGAAGGGTGCATTGTCGGGGTATCCTATGTTGGGTAAGGTAGGGGACACCTAAGCCCCCCACCAAGGTACATTTATTGTACGATGTCTTTAAAGAAGTAGCCCAAGTCTGCGCCAACAACTTTCATGTCGTAAGACATTTTAACTTGGATATGTTCAGCGATTTGCTGACGCTTCAGTGCATCATCCGAGAAGGATTCAACAGTGATACCCAAGTTGTTTGCGCCGGGAATGTTGTTCCAAGCGAATGTCATACCAGCAGCAGGGGTCATAAGACCAGCACTTGAAGGTGTGTGACACAACAGGGCGTGTTTACCACCGATAAAGGCATTGCTTTCAGCAGCACCCTCAACAGCAGTGTTATTGACAGCTTCCATGACGAAGAAGTTTTCTACCTCAAAGATTTCAGCCAACTTAGCGTCTGTAATCAACGCTGGGTTATTAACGGTAGAACCACCATTCAAACGTGCCAGAATGTCTGGGTGATTGATGAGTTCGTCCCGTGTTACCTTACCAACAACCATAGTGTTTGGCTTGTAGCCGCCCGACTTGAGTTGCATCGCACGACGAGCATCAGTTACGTTAGTGATAGGTGTTGAGTTGGTGTAGTCGTTCCAGTAGACAGGAGTACCTGCACCAGAAGCTGCACCAGCGACCTCAGTACCCCAAACTCCTGTAGAGAAGAATGTTGTAGCAAAGTTTTCTTCGCGGTGGATCATCAGGCGCATTGCCAGAGTTTCAGCACCAGCAGAACGAATGTTCAGCACTTCGTCTTCGTTAGCGATAGTTTGCTCATCGAAGTCCATACCAAGTCCGTATACATCAGCGAAGTAGCTGCTGTTGGAGATGGTCATGCCAATACGATTAACCTCAGTGCGTGGCGCAAGTTTCTTTACGTCACCTGTGCGGTTCATGTTGGCACGGTCATAGATGTAGTACTTGTCAGACTGACGAGCAACACCTACTGTTGGAAATACCTTGTCAGCGACAAAGTTAGTTTGTGATTGTGCATACGCCAGTGTCAAGTTAGACAGAGGGGTGTCGATATGCACCTGTGATGGAGTTAATAGTGGCATAATAGTTCTTCCTTATTCTATGCTAACTTAAGCAGCAGCGTTGCCGCCTTGGATGAGTTCGATAGCAATGATCTGGCTAGTAACACCAGCTTCAGTTGCATAACCCATGATGATGTCAGTAGAAGCAGCGTCCACAGCTAGACCAGCGGCATCAATACCAACAGCACCACCAGCGGTAACAGTACCACCACATTTTACCATTGTCTTACCTTGGACAACTACAGTAGCGGCATTATCTTCAGCGGCACCTACGAGGCATACACCAAAAGCACTTTCACCATTACCAGCCAGAACAGCTTCAGCAGCAGAGTCTAGTTTAACGAATTTAAATTGAGCAGCAGAAAGGTCTGCCCCTGCGATTACAGTACGGGTATCCCGTGATTGCATAACAGCCATGTTTATTCCCCTTTATAGGATTTAGTGATTAGAGCCTTGCCTTCATCGGTCTTAGCTACAGCAGCATAAGCCAAAGCATGTTCGCTCTTTTTCATTTTGTTGGTGTCCATGTAGGACTTTACGAGTGCGTCAAGTTTGTCAGCGGCAGTCGAAAACTCACCGTCAGCATCAGATTTACCCAGTTCAGTCATGCTTTCTTCAAAAACCTTATCGGCAGCTTTGAGTGCTTGCATTACTGTTTCTTCAGCTTCAAACTTGGCAACCAATGATTTGGCTACTTCAAGGTCGAAGTGTGGAAGTTCTGCTTCAGCTTTTTTAACCAAGATAGCGTCTGCTTTAGCAACTTCTGCTTCTTCTAGTGCCTTAAGGATAGGCGCAGGAATGTCAGCTTTGTTGATTTGTTCGTCACCGTAAGTCACAAACTCAGGCTCAACCATTTTCTCAATGGCATCTGCTTTAACAATGTAACCAGCTTCTTCCAGAGATTTGCTAAGGCGATCAATCTCGGCTTTAGCTAGGTCTAGTTCAGCTTGAATGGTGTCTACCTCATCCAACGGACCTTGGTATTCTTTCTTCATGTCCATGTTATACATTTTCATAGCTTCGTCCTCGGACATACCTTTGTCCATGTAAGGCTTCAGCTTCGCTTTCATGTCATCAGACATTTTTTCTACTTCGTTCTCCATAGTTTCTCCCTCGGAGTTGTCCCTTTTATAAAGAGAGACCATTGCTTGTTTGTTAGCTGGACGATCAACCAAGGACAGTTCATCTAACTCAAGTTGTTTAAGTAAATTAGGCATCATAAGATTCCTTGATTGCACGACCACCTATTGAGAAGGCCGCAAGTTCACCAGATTTGACCCTAGCCCAGACGTCATCATCGTATACTTTAAAAGCTACAACCCAACCCTCTCGGTCACTCTGGATGCCAAGGGATTCACCAATCTCTTTGGTGACAGGCATAGAGTGGATAACCGCCCCAATCTGATCCCCTTTGTGCATTTCTTTACCGACACGAATATTCTCCATGAAGTTATTCACGGCCTTTACAAGTGTCTCTGGTTCGATAACATCGCCTTGGCGATCAACCACAGGTTCGCCCTTTTCGGTAACGACTGAGGCCCACCCATAGACGAGACGTTGTTCGTCGTCTGCCTTGAGGATTTGTCCTTCGATGTTTGTCTTTGTGAGGTCTGACACTGAGGTTCCCCCTTCCCACATTCTGCATGACCAGTAGCCAGCAGTTGTCTTATCTTTCTTGGAGTCGCAAGAATGCCTAGAACGGAAGTTAGCCCTAGCCTTTGGGTCATCGCGTCTTATTTCCATATTAGGGTCACCAAAGGTTACCCGCTTGACCTTGCCACCTGATTGCACGAACACTTCAAACTTTTTGTTGCCACCTTTAATGCGACGAGGTTTGTTTAAAGTAACTTTCTCTCCCTGATACTCTGCCTTTGTTACCTCTTCGTCAGACTTCTTGCTACTAGAAGCATGAGAAGCTGGTAAGAGGTCTTTGTCGTGCTTAGGAGACTTAGAACCTGAGACGATACGAAGAAAACTGTTTACTCTAGCCATAGCCCATTGCTCAGGAGAACTTACGTTAGGTCTTACAGATCCGGGATTTGTCTTATATGCACCAATACCCCGACGATACACAGCCTGTAGCATAGAGGTCGTTACCTTATGCTTAGACTTGGCGTTGTGTGCTGTTACTTTTGCTTGTAGACCTTTTGCCATTATACGCTCCTGCAACGGAGTATTACAGCCCGTTGGATAGTTGTTGATATACTTGTGGTAATAGTGCAGACAAATGTGTAGTCTCTTCCATTTACTCCACCACCAATGTATATAATTGAGGTGTTTCCCGACAAGGCTTGTTGTATGTTCTGTATGCTGTCAACAATAGCACTACTACTAGCAGTAGTTAAATCTTGACCAGCAGCTAAGACAGTCTCGGCAGGGTTAGCATTAGACCTTACAGACCAGACTACCGTACTAATGGTAAACCCAGAAACAATATCAGACCAATCAATACTGTAGTCTAGCAGTTCGTCTGGGTCTTTGTTGGGCCAAACTAGGCTCATATCTTAAGTTCCTCTTATGCAGCTAGGTTTTGAGTAGACTTTAGTGGCTTAACTTGTCTAGGGGTACTAAACGTAGGGCTGACAGTCCTGTTAGCAGGGAACCCAGCATGTTGTGACCTCTTTGTGTTATACAAGTGCTTGATGGCCTCAAAGTCGAAGTGTATGCCTGTAGCTGTAAGTGTTCCTATCGAAGCTGTTAAGGTGTAGCTAGGGAATAGTACTGTAGCTGCAACACCAATATCACCAAGGCTTAAGGTTCCAGAAACACTAGGGATAAGCGTTGAAGCAGCTACTCCAAGTCTACCTACCGTTAGTACACCCTCTATTCCACTAGGGAATACATTAGCATCCCCAGTAACGGTAATAGATAAGTTCTCGCTTTGTGTAGCCTCTACACCACTTGGGGCAGTGTTAGCATTAGCAGCAAAAGTTACGTTGCCTAAGCCAAGGGTGGCAAGTCTAGTAGTACAAGTAGCATTAGAAGTAGCTAGGGTTA